TCTCCAAGCACTAAATACTTCATTTACGCGCAGACTACCGACACCTTACATAGCGGGGTACTGACATGGCTGCGGTAGAGCAGAAGAAAAGTTATGCCGTAGTCAAAGACTTCAAGGGTGTAAACACTAAGAACTCCCGTACCGTGATTGGAGACGGGGAGTTTGGCTGGCTAGAAAACGCTATGCCTATCGGTTTTGGCAACCTCAAGACCGTTCCAGCCAACGAGCAGCTTGCAAACGTCACTTGGACGGCAAATACCGCCTTTATGGGGTCGGTAAACATCAACAACAACGAGTACATCCTGTCGTTTAACGACGATGGAAGTGCCAATTACGTCAACATTACGACTGGAACCACGGGAAACATAGCCAATTCAGGCACCTTTTCTAACTCAGGCGTAGCAATTACGCAGTGGAAGAACGAACGTGCGCTAATTATTGACCCAAACAACGGCTATAAGACTTGGGATGGCGTAGATCTACACGATATAGGGGCGGTCAACAGCATTACGGTCAATGATGGCGGCTCTGGCTACCTAGCAGCCAACACCACCGTCACTTTTAGCACCCCAAACCAAGCAAATGGCGTTACGGCTACCGGCGAAGTGGTGCTAATCGGCAATGTGGTTTCAGAGATCATTCTGACTGAGGCTGGTATAGGCTATACCTCGCCTCCTAGCATCACAATCTCTGGTGCTGGCTCTAATGCCAACGCTACTTGTACGATCCTAGACCAGAATGGCATCGACATAGCCACGTTCTCAGGCAGAGCCTGGATTGCTAGTGATCGAACGGTGTTCTACACCGCAGCAGACACCTACAACGACTTCTATAGCATCTCCTCGGGCTTTCTGACCATTTCAGACGCTACTTTGAGGACGAACATTACCCGCATCCTAGCGGCTAACAACTTCCTCTATGTCTTTGGCGAGGACTCCATCAACGTCTTCTCAGATGTGCGGGTAGATTCCAATACTGGAGAGACGCTATTTACCAATACCAACGTCTCTGCCTCGGTAGGCTCAAATCTCAGAAACGCCATCTTCCCGTACTTTCGTTCAGTCCTCTTCATGAACGAGTACGGTGTGTACGCCCTGGTGGGTGCTACGACTACCAAGATCAGTGACCCGCTAGACGGTGTATTTCCGCTTATAGACTTTAATAGCCCAATTAGCGGTGGTCAGTGCCTTATCAACAACATCCTGTGCGCGGTCTATAACTTCCGCTACAACGACAATGGCACCTTACGCTGGATACAGGCGGCGTTCTTTGAGCGTAAGTGGTTCTTTACCAATCAGCTTACCGACTGCTACTTTGTCGTACCCTCAGTAAGTGATGGATTCTTGAACCTGTACGGCTCTACTGGCACCGATCTGTACCAGTTCTATGAGGATGAGCAAACAGGGGTGGGCGTAGAGATACAGACAGCCCTTCTGCCTATGGGTGACCCTATTCGGGACAAGCAGGCGCTAAAGATCGGCATTGAGGCTACCCTTGGTGAGTTGCCGATTGTCTTAGAGGCTTTTGTAGACTCGGAATCTAACCAATCTCCGCCAATTACGTTCCTCAACACTGTTATTTGGGTGAATAACGTAGGGGATACGATTAACTGGATAAATAACAGTAGCCAGATCATTTCTTGGCTAGGCACGGTTTCCCCAGGTGCAGGGTACTTCTTGTATAGATCTGATGCAAAAATGTACGGAAAGTACCTGGGAATGACGGTGACAGCCACTGCTACCCCATTTACAATTAATGGGTTCCAATACGAACATGAACTAAGAGCGAGGTTCTAAGATGGCACTTCCTATCACTATCCCCAATACGTTTGCAGCGGCTACTACGTCGATACCGCTGGCAAACTTGGATGCAAACTTTACTACGGTAGTCAATGCCATCAACGGTATTGGGAACGGCTCAGAGGCGCTTGTATCGGTCAACATTACGGGCGGCAATGCAGTCTTTACCGTAGCCAATGCCACTACCAGCACGATTACGAACATGACCTCTAGCAATGTCGTAATCACTGGAGGAACTGTTAGCAACACGCCCATAGACTTCCAAGACCAGTTAGCGACTAGGCCAACGCTCAAGGACTATTCGATCAACGGTGAGGTGCTTGGTCTGCTAAATGCCAACACTAGCCTTAACTTTGCCAATGCCAACTTCTTCAGTGCTACGGCAAACGCCAATGTGACGATCAGCTTTGCCAACGCAAGTGCAGCAAACACGATGAGTGGCTGTGTGCTTGCACTAACCAATGGAGGATCTCAAACTTTGACATGGAGTAATGTGGCTTGGAGTGGAAATACGGCTCCATCGCTTACTTCTAATGGGCTAGACATCCTTGTTTTTGTGACTTATGACGGTGGCACTACAGTCAACGGCATGGTTGCTTCTTACAACAGTTACAAATAATGGCTGATCTCATATCCATGTTGGCGGCAGCGGCTGGCTCTGGCGGCGGCCCTGACCCATACTTCAATCAAACGACTCTGCTTCTCCACGGCGATGGCACGAACGGAGCGCAGAACAACACGTTCCTAGACTCCTCTACCAACAACTTCACCATTACCCGCAATGGCAACACTACACAAGGCACGTTCAGTCCGTTCTCTGTAGGTGCGGGGGAGTGGAGTAATTATTTTGATGGTAACGATCATCTGTCGTTAGGCACTCAAGTAATACCTTCTTCTGGTGACTTTACGGTTGAGGGATGGTTTAATGTTGATAGTTATTCAGCAAGGCGTGAAATTGTTTTTCAATGTGACGCTACTACCGCAGTTGATGGTAGGTTTTTTGTATATGTAAATACTTCTGGGAAAGTTGTTTGTTTTGTTGGTGGAACAAACAGGCCAGGAGAAATGGCAACCACAACAACAATCCAAGTTGGTACATGGAACCATTTTGCTGTAGTTCGTAGTGGTAACGATTACACAGTTTTTGTAAATGGTGTTTCTGAGGCAACTGGTTCTGGAACTGGAACAATTGCTGCATACAACACTTTAATTTCTAGGAATAGCGTAACAGGCGTAAACACTTATTGGTTGGGGTATTTATCAAATATAAGGATTGCCACATCTGCGGTTTATACAGGCAATTTTACCCCTAGCACATCTCCGCTATCGGACATTACAAATACGGTTTTGCTTACTTGCCAAGCAAATCGGTTTATTGATGCAAATACTCAAACAACCGCCAAGACAGTTACGATTAGTGGTAATCCCCGTGTAACCCCATTCAGTCCTTTCGCACCCTCTGCTGCTTACGATCCTGCCGTGAATGGCGGGAGTGGGTATTTCGATGGGACGGGGGATTATCTTAGTGTTCCTGATGATGCGTCATTAGATTTTGGAACTGGCGACTTCACAATAGAGTGCTGGTTTTACATAACAGCAAATGCAGCGGCTGATCCTGGGAATGAACGAAATGCTGCTTTGGTTGCAACTCTTGGAGGCCCTCCTGCAAATGGCTTTGCGTTTTTTGTAGATGGCAATTCTACGACAACAGGTACTGGAATACGCCTCAGAACTTATGTTAACGATGTTGCGTACAACTTGACTTTTACAGGCACTATAAATCAAAGCCAATGGAATTACGCTGTTGTATCAAGAGTTGGAACAACAACAAAGATTTTCCTCAACGGTGCTGAAGTTGCAAGCGGTACGTTAGCCAATCAAACGGTAAACACCACAACAAACTTAAAAATTGGGTCTTTAGCATTTGGCACTTTCCCTTGGGCTTTTCCTGGGTATATTGCAAGTGTTCGGGTAAGAAAAGGTGTTGGTGCTACAAGTTTTAGCGTTCCTACTGCACCTTTTACCGCCATAAGTGACACCAGCCTTCTCTGCAACTTTACCAACGCTGGCATATTCGACAACACAGGCAAGAACAATCTAGAGACAGTCGGCAATGCTCAGATAGACACTACCACTAAGAAGTATGGTACAGGGTCTATGGAGTTTGATGGGACTGGGGATTATTTGTTGTTGCCCTCTAATGTAAATCTTATATTGCAGCCAGTTTTTACAGTAGAGGGTTGGTTTTATTTTAATTCTTTGTCTACAGTAAGTGGCTTGTGGTTTGCAGGGACTATATCTTCTGACTCAAATAGAATCCAATGCGCCGCTCAAACAACCGGAGGAATTAATTTTTTCTCTGTTGGAACAGGAGCAGATATTTTAACCTGTAACACATCTTCAGGGGTTGTGACTACTGGGCAATGGTATCACATTGCTTGTGTTTTTACTGGTGGTGTTGGTAAGGTTTATGTAGATGGTGTTGAAAAAGCATCCGCTACAGCAACAACAACTTTACCAAGTCCAACAACATTTTATGTTGGCACAGCAAGGGCCGCATCCGCACAAAATTATCTAAACGGCTTCATAGACGATCTTCGCATCACCAAAGGTGTGGCTAGGTATACCGCTGCTTTCACGCCACCCACGGCAGCTTTCCCGAATGAATAAGGAATAGACCATGCAAGTCTACAAAGACGGGCGCATAGCCCACTACAAAGAGATGTTTCCCAACGTCTCCTTTCCTTCTACCGGCCCCTCTGACGAATACCTCGCAGAGCAGAACGCCTATAAGGTAAACGTCTTCAAGCCGCATGATCGGGACACTGAGAAACTCGTAGCTTCCGATCCTTACATCGAAGACGGATGGGCATATACGGTGCGTATAGAGCCTCTTACAGAGGCTGAGATACAAGCTAAGACAGACTCACTAGCCGCCCAGGTGCGTAGCCAGAGGAACGCCCTTCTAGCCTCTACAGATTGGACGCAGGTAGATGACTCTCCTGTAGACAAGGCGGCATGGGCAACCTATCGTCAGGCACTACGGGACATCACTAGCCAAGCAGGGTTTCCTACTGCGGTAGAGTGGCCCCATGATCCTAACTGGGTAGAGCCGGAAGGGGGTGTGTAATGGGCATAAACGCATTTACGGCACTAGGTAAGACCGTTAAGCTAGTAGCGGCTTCTACTGCTCCTACGCCTGTACAGGTGCCTTCTACGACCCTTGGTGGCAATCAGTACCGCGTCATCAATCTGTCGAGCAATACGGCCTGCTTTCTAGCCTATGCTCAGACGAGTGCTGATGCTGCCTCTAATTGCGTTATTCCTACGGGAGAAGGTGCTAATAGTACTCCTGTGCTGACCTTATTGCCGCAGACTGATGAGATTCTGTCTTTTGTCCCCAATGCCTACTTCACGGCGATTACGAGTTCTGGCACTGCTGACTTGTACATCACGCCGGGTGACGGCTTATAGGAGTGAATTATGCTCAAGGCGTTAGGTGGGTTTGCATCAACAGGCGGCGGTGGTGTAGGTGCCGTAACGTATAAAGGCACTTGGGATGCCGCTACAAACACGCCTACGCTTGCTTCTGGAACTGGCACCCAAGGTGACTATTATGTGGTCAACGTACCGGGAAGTACGAACCTAGACGGCATTACCGATTGGGCGGTAGGCGATTGGGCAATCTTCAATGGCACCGTCTGGGAAAAGGTAGACAACACCGATGCCGTATCTAGCGTCAATGGACAGGTAGGCACGGTAGTCATTAATGCTGCCAACGTAGGTGCGGCATCGAATACGGTTGAGATCATTGCCGGTACAAACCTTACTGGTGGTGGCAACCTACAGGCCAATGTGACTGTTGCTTTGTCTAATACGGTAAGCATAAGCACTTTTAGTTCTGCCAATGTCACGGTAACTTCCAATCTGTACGCAAACCTAGCAAGTAGTAACACGGCAGCGATGCCAGACCCTTCATTGCCGTTGAACCCAGAAGGCTACATAAACGTAGTCATCAACGGTACGACCAAGAAAATCCCTTACTACGGAGTATGAGGTGGCCTTGCAAGACGTCCTTAACATTGTGGGTGGTATCGCCCTAACAGTCATTGGCTGGTTTGCCAGAGAACTCTGGTCAGCCGTCAAAGAACTCAAAAACGACCTTGGCAAACTGCGGGAGGAACTTCCAAAGACTTATGCCCAAAAAGATGATGTCAAGGAAGGCTTCAAAGAGATTCGTTCCATGCTCAACGACATCTATCAGGAACTGAGGAACAAGGCTGACAAATGAGTGGCTACAACATGGATGCCCTCTCCTCCCCGATCTTCGGTGAGGCAGAGTCTCTTAGAGAGTTCTTGTTTGAGAACGGTGTCCAGCATCAGTCATTTGCAGAACGGCTACAAGACTTAGGCTATCAGATCCAGCGTTACCCGCTGATAGATGCAGACCCAGAAGATCTTGACGATTGGTTGCAGATTCATCAGTTAGAGCATCAACAGTTCTCTACGATTCTCAATCTAAACGATCCGTTTAACCTGCTAGACCTAGACTTCAACCAAGAGGATGACTTCTACGATTGGGTGCAGAAGCATCTATTGATCCACGAACAGATTGCTAGAACATTGGTGACATGATGGAAGACGAACTCAGTCAGGAGATGGA